TACATCCATGAGCAAGGTTCGTTCGTGTTTACGGGCTTTGAGTCCACCCTGCCTAACTGGCAGATCGGTTATGTTGGCGCTGTGCTGATGATTGCCGAGCTGGTGAACACCAAGCCGAAGGCGATGACTAAGGTCACGGGCTTTAACTCTCTGTCCATCTAAGGAGAACAGAAATGGCCCTTGCTCTTAATAAGATTATTGTCGCTAACGTCAGCGCAAACACCGCATCTGCTTATTTTCAGCCGGTTGTTGTGTCGTCTGTCGGTGCTGGCAATGCTACCGCGATGCTGAGCTCTCAGTTTGTCCCGGCTGGCACGTACATCCTGCCTGCTACTGCAAACGTCACCATCGAATTTAACGCCTATACCGGCACCGCTAACTCGTGGACAAGTATTGTTGCTAACAATACCGCCTGTGCATGGTTGGTTTCGGATGGTTTTAACGTTCGCGCTAACGCTGTGAGTGGAACTCAGTCGGTGACGCTGTATACCGTTAACGGTGGTACTGCTGCTACACAATCTTCGTACGCTACTTCGTAAGGGGGTTGTATGGCGAGTCATGATGCAGTTGGTCGGCTTTACCCAGAGAACTTTGGCAGTTTTGCCATTGCATCTGCTCGGGTGTCGGTTGCAACCACTGGCAATGCTGTTGTCGCCATCCCCATCCTTTCGGGTGGGTTGAGCAACAGCGGGAATACGGCAACTAGCGGTAGCGTCATCATCCGTCGGGTTACGGTTCAAAACCCGAATGTTGATGTCTCTGCTGCAAACATTGCTATTTCGATTGCTAGTACCGGGAATGTGGCGGCAGCAAATGCTGTGGTGGCTAACGTTGTGCTTTCTAATCTATCTGCTGTTGGTAGATGGCAGGATCTGACGGTAGCCGGCGCTTTTGGTGCCAACACCACTGTTTCTGGAAACTCGACTTCTGCTTTGTTTGTGAACGTCAACACTGCCGTAACTGGCGGTGCCGTTGACATCAAGGTTTATGGTGACGTTGTGAGTGCCTGATGTTGTTCGTAACCAATACGAACTACAGTGATTTTGAGGCTACTTGGGCGGGGACTCTATACCAGTTCCCGTCCAGGCAGTCTGTAGAAGTTCCTGTAGACGTAGCGCAAAACATTTTTGGATGGGGCGACGATAACAAGGAGCCTTATCTTGTAAGACTCGGGTGGATCAAGTTCACCGGAGATATCCCTGAAGGCGAGAAGCGTCTGCGTAAGTTCATCATCACAGAAGCCAAGCCGCAGGAAGTAGAAGATAATGGAGTAGTTGCGTTGCCTATACAGCGGCGCAGGCGTGTCTGACATGGGCAATAAATGGCTACTCTTTCAACCTACATTGCTGAAGTTCGCAGGTTGCTACACGATGCAAACAGCAACTTCTGGACTGACGCAGATCTAACCAACTACATCAACGAAGCCCGGGCACGGGTTGTCCGCGATACGGGGTGCCTGCGTACCCTGCAGTCTACTTACACTCCTCTAGCGCCTAACGGCACTGCAGCAACGCTGTGGACTGCAGGCGCAACTGTCACGACTGGACAGTACGTCTACAGCAACATTTTCATTTACCAAGTAGTGACTGGTGGTGTTCTGGGGACGGATGCTCCTGCGTACCCGTCTTCGAGTTCGCCTATCCCACCGTCTACAAACTTCACGAATGGAACAGCAACGCTTCTTTATGTCCAGAATGTTGAGATTATGCCGTTCTCATCATTGCCAAATGCGGCGTATACCCTGGATATTCTGAACGTTACGATCCTGTGGGGCAACAGCCGGATTCCTCTACGCTATCTGCCGTGGACGCAGTTCAACGCAGAGATGCGGTACTGGCAAAACAACATAGGCAGGCCCGTAGCGTTCAGCATTTACGGCCAGCAACAGATTTACTTGTCTCCTGTTCCAGACCAGACGTACAACGTTGAAGTTGATACCGTCATCATGCCTGTTGAGCTTTCGCTTGCATCTGACGTAGACACGATCCTAGCCCCGTACACGCAGCCTGTGCAGTTCTACGCAGCCTACAAGGCTAAGTATCAGGAACAGAGCTACGGAGAGGCTGAGATCTTTAAGCAGGAATACATTAAGGCCGTTAGCGCAGTGCTAAACAGCGTGTACACACGCAGGATTCCAAACCCGTATTCGACTCCGTACTAACATGGCCGCGCAAGAACAGAAAAAGTCCTACGCGATCATCAAGAACTTTAAGGGCATTAACACCAAGGCCAACCGCACGGCCATTGATGACTCAGAGTTCTCGTGGATTGAGAATGCCATGCCTATTGGGTCTGGCAACATCAAGACCCTGCTCAAACAGTCTCAAGTACTAACCAGTGGCAACGCCGCAGTGACGTTTGCAAACACTGTTGTTGCTCTGAAGTCCGTCAATATTGGTCTAAGTGACTACATCTTGGCCGCAGAATCAAACGGCAGGATGGAATACTTTGACGTTACGTCCAGCACCAAGGGTAACGTCGCTACATCAGGCACATTTTCAGCATCAGGCGTCAAAACCGCTCAGTACAAGAACGAACGGGTCATTATTGCAGACCCTTCCAAGGGATTGTTTTCTTGGGATGGGACAAACATTGTATCAATAGGATCTGTTGGGTCTGTTTTTATCCAAAATCATGGAACAGGATACACAGAAGCACCAAACGTAACGATTTCTGCTCCAAATGACGCAAACGGCGTACAGGCGACTGCAGTAGCAACGATTACTGACGGCGCAGGCGGGATTTATGCCTGTCAGGTCACAAATGGCGGCAGCGGATACTCATTCGCTCCAGAAGTTAACTTTTCTAACCCTGATCTTGCTGAAGGCGTCAAGCCAGTCGCTACTGCTGTCGTTTCTGGTGGGAAAGTAGATTCCATCACAATTTTAAGCGGAGGAAGAGGCTATTTGACGGCTCCGACCATCACGTTTAGCTCTGGGGCTGCTGCCGCAACTGCATTGCTAATCTCTGGTCGCCTGACATCAATATCCCTGACCAATGCAGGAAGCGGATACACATCTCCTCCTTCGATCAGCTTTCAAGGTGGATACGGATCTAATGCCACTGCCATCACTCAACTGACCACCTTCAAGACTGGAACTATCAGCGTTATCGTCAACACAGGTGGATTTGGGTACACCAACGCTGCAAACACGGTTGTGACGTTCACTGGAGGCGGCGGTTCTAATGCTGCCGCAACTGCCATCATCGACGGTGGACAGGTCAGTGCGATCGCGATGACTAATGCGGGGACAGGCTATACCAGCGCCCCAACAGTCACGATCTCAGGTGGTGGCGCTACTACTAATGCAACTGCTACAGCCTTTGCTACGACCGACAATATCACTGATGTAGCGACGTTCTCAGGCCGCGTCTGGGTCGCAAGCGGTAGAAATGTGTTCTACAGCGCAGCAGGCTCCTACAGCGACTTTACGTCGGTTTCAGCGGGTAGCGTGAGCCTGACAGACGAGACTCTGCGCGGGAACATCCAGGCTCTGCTGTCTGCCAACAACTTCCTGTATGTGTTTGGAGAAGACTCGATCAACGTCTTCTCAGATGTGCGCGTGTCTGGCAGTGGTGCCACGCTGTTCACAAACACGAACATCAGTGCCAGCGTCGGAACAAAGCGAAACAATACGATCTTCCCGTATTTCCGTTCAGTCCTGTTCATGAACGACTACGGTGTGTACGCCCTTGTGGGTAGTACGACCAGCAAACTATCAGATACGCTTGACGGGATCTTCCCGCTTATAGACTTTACGCAGCCAGTCAGCGCAGGACAGGTTTTGCTTAACAACATCCTGTGCGCTGCATTCTCGTTTACCTACACAGATGCGGTCTTAGGTTCTAGGCAGATACAGGCAGTGTTTTTTGAGAAGAAATGGTTCCTGTCTTCTCAGGGCAGTCTGTCGTATGTAACATCTGTTCCTGTAAACGGTGCTATTAGCTTGTACGGAACGATCAGCGATAGCCTGCACAAGCTGTATGCGTCATCAACATCAAACGTTGCGGTGAGGATCCAGACCGCTCTGATGCCGCTTGGTGATGCGATCAGAACGAAACAAGCACTGAAGTTTGGAGTAGAGGCTACGTTGTCAGGCGCAGCAACGATGAACGTGACTGTAGATAGCGAAAGAGCATCCAGTCCCGCATACGTTCTGCAAAACAGCATTAACTGGATAAGTGGATGACACTCAACGTGCTTATAGGAAATGGTACTTGGTTTGCTGCCGCTGGTGGTACAGCCCCAGTTATTACATTTCCAACTTCTTTGCCTACTGGTACTACAAACACAGCTTATACAAACACGCAGTTTGTTGCTTCTGGAACTGATCCAAAGACTTGGAGCAATACAGGCGCGTTACCCACGGGGATGACGTTTAGCTCAAGCGGGCTATTGTCTGGTACGCCTACGGTCACAGCAAACTCATCAATTACGTTCACAGCGACAAACGCTTACGGGTCTAACAATAGTGTGCTGACGCTGACGGTGAGCGCGGTTACGCCCCCCGCTCTAACAACGTGGACACGCGGAACTATTCCTGGCAGTAGCAAAAGAAATCCAAATCCCGCAAACACTACGCCTTCGCTTGCGTACCAAATTGCGCAGGTATATCCAGCCGGGTTTGACCGTTCTTTGCTTACATCAACAGCAGCAGAACTAACTTATCAAACAACCCTTGCTGATTATTGGGAGCGCAGTACAGACGGAGGATCAACATGGACGCCGATTACTGACTTTGTAGGCAACCAATACTTAGGCTCGGTTTATACGACTTCAGCGGCAGATATCGGGGCGCAGATTCGCGTTCGCGAAGTACAGACAAATATTAACGGCACGCAAACATCTACGTCGTCAGTGTTTTCTATTGGGACAGCATCTAGAAGCTCCGCGTTAGTTTATCCGTCTGACCTTCAATACATGGGGGCGTTCAGGGGGCCAAGCGCAAACGATTATGATTTTAGTAAAGCTTCTGGCTACGCTTTGTCTTATGACCCGGCAGGAGATGGCGGGAACGGGTCTATTTTTGCTGTTTATTGTTCCAACGGTGTTGATTATACGTCGGTTGGTGAAATAACTATACCTGCTCCGATTATATCTAATTCGCTAGCATCTTTAAATTCCGCTGTTTTTACATCTCGCAACCCTTTGCCTGTAGAGGCTACAGAAGGCCAGATCGGAACGTCTGGCATTCCAAATAACCTGTACAGAAATGTTTTTGGAACCGCTGTTTATAACGGTAAGTTAGTAATGGCGGCGAATGTTGGCTATGCAAACGAAATCCCTTGCGGGATATGGCGCAGGCCATTGACCCTTGCCACTACGGGCAGCATTGAAGGCCCGATCAATTTGTATTCTGCCGATGCCCCAAGCATGCGTTTAAAAAGCGGTGAAATGTGCGCAGTCCCAAGCGCATGGCAGTCTGCTTTAGGTGGGCCGGTTTTGACTTCAATTGGAAGTTTATCCGTTAACGCAGATTTGTCTCAAGGTGTATGCGCATTTGCTTTTGATCCAGATAATTTGGCCGGAGTAGGGTTTATATCCGGTACTTTGCAAAGTCAGGCTGGCGTTCCCGCCGGATCAGTAAAGTTGGCGGCAGCAACGTCAGGTGCGCTGGCTGGGCAAATGATCGGACTTACGGGCGGGACTGGGTTTGAGAGTGATAACTCAAGCGGCGTAAGGCGGATTACTGCGTGGGATAACACAACTAAAATCGCAACTCTTTCCTCGGCGTTTTCTAACGCAGTAGACAGTACGACAACTTATAAAGTATTTCAGACTGTTTCGTCGACTACTCTACTAAATTACCCTCTTGGAAATTATGCTGGGGGCTTATCTACATCTTTAGAAGATAACGCAAGTTATTTGCCAGGGATATTTACATTTGCGCCATCAGTTTGGACTGATGCGTATCATTATGCAGGCATGTGCATACCTCACGGAACAAACTCGATTTTGTTTTTTGCGCGAACGGGGAATGCGTTTGCACGATACAACAATACGCATTCGCAATACGACCCTTCGTATCCTGAAACTGGCCCAAGAGCGTATCCGTATTATTACCGATGCTGGGCATACGATTTAAATGATTTGGCGGCAGTAAAGGCCGGAACTAAAGCGTCTTACGAAGTAAACCCGTACGCGGTTTGGAATTTCAATCTGCCGATCGGTAGCATGGGCGCCAACATCAATGGTGTTTGTTACGATCATGTTAACAAGAATATTATTATTACTCAGCTTGCGCCGAGTGGCCCGCCGCTTTTTTCACAAGCTACTTTCCATGTAATTCGTGTAAATAACGCGGTGTCTCAATAAATGCCAGCTACTATAGTTGTTTTATCTATTGGATCACGCACATCTGATTCTGTAACCGTCAGTACAGTCACGACAACCACTGTTACTGGGTTTACGAATGCGTGGAGCGTAGTGCTATCCGCGACGGTTCCTAGCACGACCAAGATTGGGGACAGATTAACAACAGGCGCTAACTCATACCTGATCGTCAATATCTCTGGCTCTACTCTTACTGTAATTGGTGACGCAAGTGCGGCGTTTACCAGCACAACCACTCCGGCAACTGGGGCGGCGACAACGGCAAGGGCGTATTCAACAATCAGCGGCTGGGATTCTGGTGCGCCCAGTTCTTTGCTTACCCAAAACTCAAGCAACGGGTGGGTTTGGAAAGGAGAACTTTATAAAGAAGGCGCTGGCACAAATAATGAATGGACAGTAACTGCAAAAATAACGCTTTATGGGGCAAGCGTAGCCACTGATTCAACTAGGTATATGTGGTTGGCGGCGGCATCGGGTGCATCATTTGCAGACAACGCTAACAAACTAACAAACGCATTGCGATACAACACTGCAAACGGTGTTGCTATCCGCATGACCGGCTCTCAAAATGTTTTTGAAATTGCTAATGGTATAACCGTTTATTTTACTGGACTGCAAATTAAAGGCGCAGGCGCAAGCACTTTCCGAGCATTTAATTCTGGCGGCTTGATTGCGCTAAATCAGTGTATTGTATGCAGCGACGATACAAATCCAGTATTGTCAGACATACCTGTGATGCAAGTTGTGAATTGCTTGTTTTATAATACGGGCACTGTTTTGTCGTGGTCGACAACTGTTAGGCAATATTTATATGCCTGCACGATTTACTCAACATCAACAACTGTCCCGCTTTTATCAACAAATAATTCGGACGGCAATTTATACGACAACGCATTTTTTGGCGGCAGTGCGGTTGCAAGCGCATCGGCCTTCTTTGTTGCCTCGAACAACGCAACTAACCAATCATCTGTCGGGTTTGGCACATCCAACCAAGTAAGCCTTACAACATCAAATCAATTTGAATCTGTCACTGCTGGCTCAGAAGACTTCCGAGTCAAGACAGGTGCCGCGCTTATCAACAACGGCATCCGTCAGCAGACCTACACCAACGACTTAGATATTGTTGGCAGCGCCAGAAGTACCACGACACCGACCATCGGCGCGTGGGAGTATGCTGCTGCCGCCACTCCAATTTACGAATTTCAATCGTTCAATCGCGGCATAGGCCGTGGAATCGCTAGGGGAATCGCATGACACCCATCTGGGCACCTTACGGAACGGCATTCACGTTCAGAGCGCCTATGGTTACGGCAAACAGCACAAACTTTGCTAACGCATGGACAGCTTCGAATGGAACGATAAAGATCATCCGTGACGGCACAACTCTTGGTAACGTGACTACGCTGCCTACGGTTGTGTCCGGTCAGTATGTCTATTCCTGGCCTTTGTCCGGATCTGAGATGACTGCGGATGAAGTGATCGTTCAGGTTGTGGACAGGACGAACGTAACGGATCAGGCTTTCAGGATCATCACGCTGCCTGACGGTGCTCTGAGAAGCAGGCTTGCCCAAGCTGGTAACGCAACCACGATTACGTTAGACGCTAGTGCAGTTGCTACTAACGACTACTACAACGGATCTATAGTAGCTATCATTGCGGGTACTGGTAACGCGCAGGCCCGAGTGATTACTTCTTATGTTGGGTCGACTAAGGTTGCTACTGTAGACACGAACTGGGCGACAAACCCGTCTACAGATTCTGTATTTGCAATCTATCCGCAGGGCATCTACGGGCTTACAAGTGCCCAGGTGCAGTCCTCGGTTACTACAAGTTTGACTGCATATAACACATCTACACTGACGCAGGCTCAAGCTCAGACTGCTTCTGCTAATGCGTTGAGTGCATACGGTGCATCCACTTTGACATCTGCTCAAGTAGAGACAGCAGTCATGGATACGGCTAACGGTGTTGAAACGGGTCTAACGATGCGTCAAGCGATGCGCGTGACGGCTGCGATGATATCTGGTGTAAGAACAGGCGTGGGCACGACTACAGAGGTTTACAGGTCTGCTGTGAGCAACAGCACGGCGCGTGTGACGTTTACCTTCCCGTCTACCAGTAATGCCAACCCATCTAACGTGACCTATTCTTTGTCGTAAGGTAGAAAATGGCTGTTGGTCAAGTAATCGGCTGGGTCAACAACTCATCACAACTTGTGGCGTGGGTTGCGTCTGCTGGCTATGCTCTGTACAAGAGTGACGCGCAGCAGTACGGCAAGTATCTAGGGTTAACTTTGACTAGCAACAGCACTGGGACGTATGTTGTGAATACGTTCGAGATGGAACATGAATTGAGAGTGAGGTTCTGATGGCCGTTCCCTATACCTTTGCCACCGCGACTGGATCGCTTCCCCTGTCGCAACTGGACAGTAACTTCGCCACTGGCATCGTTATTGGGAACACGACTGTTGCGCTGGGCGACACGATCACGACCATCAACAACCTGACGCTGGCTAACGTCACTGTAACTAGCGCCAGCTTTTCCAACGTCACGCTGTCAGGCACGACTACAGTATCTGGGAACACGACTGTGTTCAGCGCCACGGGCGCGCGGATACAGGGCGACTTCAGCAACGCGACGCTAGCAAGCCGCACGGCATTCCAAGACAAGACGACGAATAACGTCACCGGCGTAGCCATACTGCCAAACGGAACGGCCGTTGAATCGGCGGTTACCTGTTTCAACAACTCAAATCCTGCTAGTTCAGCTTACGGGGGAATTAACTGTAACGCCACGGCTACGCGCTTGACTTCGGGAATTACTGGAAGCGGAACATTGTTGCCGCTTTTGTTTGACATTAACGGCACAGAAGTGGCTCGGTTTACTACTGCGGGGCAGTTCTTAACTGGAACCACAAACGCAAGTTCTACTGCCGGAATTGGCATAAAGCTTAATCCAGACCCGGCCGCGCCTTGGGTGGCCACTGTTGGCTCTGATAACAGCGGAACAAACGGCTCGTACTACCTGTATTCAACAAGCACTGGCTCTTATCGTTTTTACGTTCTTTACAACGGCACCGTCAATGCTGTTAGCACAACTATTACAGCAATTTCTGATGCTCGACTAAAGGAAAACATCCGCGATCTTGATGCCGGATTGCCGCAAATCATGGCGCTAAAACCGCGCAGGTTTGATTGGAAAGAAGGCAAGGGCAAGGACAAGAAAAACGATTTGGGTTGGATCGCCCAAGAGTTTGAGCAGGTTTTCCCTGAAATGATTCATCAGTGGAAAGACCCCGCCCCTCAAGGCGAAGAGCCATACAAAGCAGTCAATGCCGACTTGATTCCCGTCCTTGTAAGAGCAATCCAAGAGCAGCAGGCAGCAATCGATCAACTGCAAGCAAGAGTTGCCGCGCTGGAGGCCGCTTGAGATGGCAGAGATCGACCCTCGAGAGTTTGGCCGTCTAGAGGCAGAAGTTAAGGCTTTGTCAGACCAGTTGGCTGCTATGCAGTCTGACGTTAAGGCTCTGCTTGAGCTTGCAAACAAAAGTAAAGGTTCGCTGTGGACTGGCATGGCGATCGCCAGTGCTCTAGGTGGCGTTGGAACTCTTCTTGTAGAGAGATTGTTCAGATCATGAACATGGACGCCTTGTCTTACGTCAAGTTTGGAGACAAGGACTCTTTGGGTGAGTTTTTGTTCGAAAACGGTGTACAGCACCAGTTATTCTTCGAAACACTCGCAGATCAGGGCATTTTGTTCGACAAATACCCTATTTTTGACGCTGATCCCAGCAACCTGGATGACTGGATTTTGCTCCACAATCAGGAGCATGAGCGTATGGCAAGCATCCTAAATCTTGATAATCCGTTCCAACTTCTAGACGCAGACTGGAACGTAGAGAACGACTTCTACGACTGGATCGGTGTGCATCTGACTATTCACCAACAAATAGCAGGGGCGCTTAACCTATGACCCCCAAACAAAAGCCTAATGCTGCACTGCAGCAAACAAAGGTAGACCAAGCCCGAACACAGGTGCAGCAATACATGCAAGCATATAACATTGCACCTGAAAAGATGATTCAGTACGGTCAGTTAGCAGAGGCTGTACTGCGGGATAGGGCGCTGTATCCGATGTTCAGGCAACAGGCTATCAATGATGGGATTGTGGACGGTGAGGATCTTCCGCAGCAGGCGAACCCGTCTGTGCTGGCAATGTTTGTGACTATGGGCAAGTTGGTGGGCTGATGGGCAGACTTCGTAGATTCTTCAGGAGGATCGCGCCGATTATTCTTGCGGTAGCGTCTTTCGTTGTGCCGGGGTTGCCTATGCTAGTGGGCAACTTTGTTCTGACTGCTGCCGGTAGCACTGCTGTGGTGAGTTCTGCCGTTGCTGGTGCTGTCGGGTCTGCGACACTAAACGCTACTGTCGGATTGATCGGCGGTGCTAGTGCTCAAGACATTGCCAAGAACATTGGAACAACTCTGCTGACGGCTGGGGTCGGTGGCGCTGTAGCCGGTGAGCTTGGGCCTACTGCTGGTGCTGCTGCTAGATCTGCTACGGGTGCTGCGCTTGGAGGTGGCGATATAGGCGACATTGCCCGTAGTGCTGTGGCCGGCGCTGCTGGCGTTGGCTTGACAGAGTTGACGGGCAGTCAGGTGATCGGGAATACCGCTAGATCGCTATTGTCAGGACAGGCTCCAGAACAGGTTGCTGCTGCTGCTATCGGTGGGCTTGGTCGAGATATTCAGAGAGGCGTGTTTCAAACAGAGCCACCTGAATACGCTGCAGATATGGAAGGGCGGCCTACAGGCGCTCCTGACACAGAACCTGGGGCAGAGATTACTGCAGAAGATACGCCACAGTTTGAGGCTCCGTCGTATACAGACAGACTAGCGCAGGCGTTGCAGACCGCTCCGCAGTTGTACTCTATGCTGCGTCGTCCAACATCTCCTTCAGCCCCTGCTACTCCGACCACTACGCCCGCTGGTGAGCCTGCTGCTGCACCTACGGCCACAGAGACGCCTGTCGGGCCACCTAGCAACGCTCTAGCGTCTGGGTTGGGCACAAGCACTATAGGTGGGCGGACTGTCTCTACGCTGGCTGCTGCGCCTTCTGGTGCGTACAGAGATCCGTCGGGAAGTATTGAAGATGTCGAGACTGGCGGTAGACGCCGGATGGCTTGGAACGAAGCGTCACTACGTCTTAAAGACGCTCTAGGGGTATAAATGTCAGCGATCAAAAAACTTACTGGGGTTGGCGGGGATATTCGCCAGATCGCTGCATTGCTGCAGTCTAAAGGTCGCAGGGGTGACAGCATCCTCGCGCACATCACTCCTAGAGAAGCCGCTCTACTGCGTGCTCAAGGCGGGTCAGGAACAACCAATCCTGAAACTGGTCTGCAGGAGTTTTATGAAGTACAAGACAGTGATTTCGGGTCTTTGAATTACGAAATGCCGGTTGCTGAAAATTACGCGCCGTCCTCTTACCAAGACTTTGATTACGCGCCCTCTACTGATTTCGCGCAAGATCAACCGTTCATC